ACAAATCAAACATCTCGATTATACGAGATTACTTGGATGGAGTTCGTCCATTTACACAAGTTGGATATACTCCGAAACAAGAAAAGAAACGGAAAGAAGGCGAGGTATGGACCGACGGAGATGGAAAAGAGTGGATACAACTCGGTTCCACTAAAATAAGCAAGGTGTTGCATGATACGAAGGAGATGACCCGCCAGTTGTGTTCCAGTTGTAAGATGGATATTTACTGGGGAGGAACACATTTGGATGAAAAATTTTTCAACAAGACCGGAAAGTGTTATAATTGTGTCATTGAAGAAGAAACTAAAATGCGATTGGACGGCACGTTTGAAAAATACGAACAAACGAAGGTGATTAAAAGCCAAAAGTCTTTTTTGGAAGAACTGAAATTGAAGGTGGAGGAGTCTTTGGCCTGGTTGAAAAACAAAGATAACGTGCTGAAATACATGAACGAAGATGGTTCGTATGACAAGTGGGATGACGTTTCCCGTGACAAGTTTATAGAAGAGGCTGAACAAGATTTGAAAAATATAACACAATCTATCGAGGATTGTTCACAGTCGCTTTCAAAATTGGAAACACAACAATAATATGGAGTCGTCGCCGGCCACGTTAAAAGATGTAATAAAATCAGAATACCAACGGTGTTTCGAGGATCCGGTGTATTTCATGAAGAAATACATCAAAATTCAACATCCAATTCGAGGAACGATACCGTTTGCACTGTTTCCGTTTCAAGAAAAAACACTGACTGATTTTGTAAGCCACGATTTCAATATCGTGTTGAAATCTCGACAGATGGGAATTTCTACTCTCGTCGCCGCATATTCGTTGTGGCTCATGGTTTTTAACAAAGACAAAAACATTCTAGTTATATCAACTAAACAGGAAGTTGCAAAGGAAATCGTATCTAAGGTTAGATTTGCAAATGGAAAATTGCCGTCGTGGTTGAAAGTTAAAGCCGATGAAGATAACCGACTGTCATTGAAATTCGCAAACGGATCTCGCATACAGGCAACGTCTTCATCTGGAGACGCAGGACGGTCGTTTGCATTGTCGTTGTTGGTTATTGACGAGGCGGCGTTTATTGAAGGCGTGGATGACATCTGGACCTCCGCATTTCCAACACTGTCAACTGGTGGTAAAGCCATAATCCTATCAACACCCAATGGTGTCGGAAACTTCTTTCATAAGACGTGGAAGGATGCGGAGAACAAAAAAGCGATCGGCGACAAGTTGTTCAATCCAATAAAATTGCCGTGGAATCTTCATCCAGAACGAAACCAAACATGGCGAGATCAACAAACTGCCGTAGCTAAGTCGCCAAAAGAAGCATCGCAGGAATGTGATTGCGACTTTTTGACATCAGGAACAACACTGGTTGAATTATCGACCATTGAATATTATCGTGATGCTATAATGACGGAGCCACAAGAATGTCGTGGAATTGATAGATCGGAGTGGATATGGGAATATCCGGATTATTCCAGAAGTTATATCGTTTGTGCCGACGTAGCCCGTGGAGATGGAACGGATTATTCGGCATATCACGTTTTAGACATAGAAACGTTAAATCAATGTGCTGAATATAAGGGACAAGTTGATACTACAACGTTTGGGCACATGTTAATAAACACGGCCACGATGTATAATAATGCACTGTTGATTGTTGAAAATACAGGAATTGGCTGGGCGGCATTGCAAGTGGCTATTGATAAAAACTACCCGAATCTTTTTTATAGCACCACGGATTTAAAGTATGTTGAGGTTCAACGGCAGATAGTTACTAAGTTTTATACGGAAGAAAAGAAGATGGTTCCTGGATTTTCCACGACGTTGAAAACCAGACCGCTTATAATTTCCAGACTGGAACAATATTTCCGAGACAAATCCGTAAACATATATTCGTCTAGAATGTTGGGAGAATTGGAAACTTTCGTCTGGAAAACAGGCAAGGTTGAAGCAATGACTGGATACAATGATGATTTGTGTATGTCTTTAGGAATAGGATTGTGGGTAAGAGACACGGCATTGAAATTGAGACAACAATCTCAGGATTACTCACGGGCAATTGCTGGGGGGTTGAAACGAGCGGAATATACCGGCAGCACTCCTGTATTCACATCCAGAATAAACAACCGGGGATATGAATCGTGGCACATGAAGGTTGGCGCCCTAGGTCATGTTGAAAACTTAACACAATGGTTGTGATTCGTTATATTTATACAAAAGACACACACGTATGACTCCACATAATTTTCAGAACAGATCTTCGTATGAAGACGTCGTTGACGTTAAACGACAGTCTCTATACGCTCGGCTCAAGCGACTGTTCGCTACCGATGTTATTGTCCGAAACGTCGGCGGAAAAAAGTTAAAAATAAAAGACAGCGATGAATTGATGTATGCAGTTGATAGAAACAGCATACGTGACATCTTCAATCGGGTTAGATCGACATCATATAATCCATACAACAGAGATTTTGCTCTGGCATATCAAGCGGCCAGATTGGATTTGTTCAGAGATTATGATACGATGGACATGGATCCAATTCTAAGTTCTGCATTAGACATGTATGCAGACGAGTGTCTTACGGAAAATGAACTGGGAGAAATGCTCACCATTGATTCCAAGGATAACAACATAAAAGACATATTACACAATCTGTTCTATGATATATTGAACGTGGAATTCAATCTGTCTTCGTGGATACGAAACATGTGTAAGTATGGCGATTTTTATCTAAAACTACACATCAGTCCAGAATACGGTGTATATTTGGTAGAACCAATGTCGGCCTACAATGTAGAACGAATAGAAAATTCAGACCCGCTGAATAAGAATTATGTGAAGTTTCAAATTCGTGCTACCGATAGTGCTCAAGCAGAATTTTTGGAAGATTTCCAAGTTGCGCACTTTAGACTTTTTTCGGACAGCAACTTTCTTCCATATGGTCGGTCAATGATAGAACCCGCTCGGCGAGTTTGGAAACAACTATCGTTGTTAGAAGACGCAATGTTGATCCACCGTATCATGCGAGCTCCGGAAAAGAGAATTTTCAAGATTGACATCGGAAATATACCTCCACATGAAGTTGATAACTTCATGGAGAAGACCATATCTAAACTTAAAAAAGTGCCGTATGTGGATGAAAGGACTGGAGATTACAATCTTCGGTTTAACTTACAAAACATGGTTGAGGATTTTTATTTGCCGGTCCGTGGAACTGACAGCGGTGCTAGTATAGATACCTTGCCGGGAATGGAATTTACAGGAATTGACGATTTGGAATATGTCAAAAATAAGATGATGGCGGCGTTGAAAATTCCAAAGGCATTTTTGGGGTATGAAGAGGGGTTGTCAGGAAAAGCAACGCTTGCTGCGGAAGACGTCAGATTTGCAAGAACAATTTCAAAATTGCAGAAAATGGTCATTTCTGAACTCAATAAAATAGCACAGGTGCATTTGTTTTCACAGGGGTATAGAGACGCATCTATGGTTGATTTTACATTGGGTCTTACAAATCCTTCTACCATTTTTGAAAAAGAAAAGATGGAAATTTGGGCATCCAAGTTGGATAACGCAAAATCTATGTGGGAAATGGGCGACAGTTCGGGCCCATTCTTTTCACGCAGTTTTGTCTATAAAAAAATGTTTAAGATGTCAGACGATGATATTTTAAAGAATTCACAGGAGGTGATTGAGGATTGTAAACAACTGTGGAGAATGAAACAGATCACCGAAGATGGAAACGATCCAGCTTCGCCATATAAGAAAATAAATCCAAACTCGGAAGACAGTGCGGATTCTGCCGGCGGAGGTGCCGGCGGCGACGCAGGACTGGCCGATTTATCCGCTGGCGGTCCGGGTGGCCCAGACGGTGGGCCCGACGGTGGACCTGATGCGGAAGCGGGCGGAGCCGGCGGTGAATCAACTCCGCCAGGAGAGTTAGAAGAAATTACATTGACCGAAAAACACGGTGAACCAGCCGATGATTATGTTAGACCATCTCAGGCCGGACAGAAAAAAGCAAGCGATTATCCTCGGGGAGAAGATCCATTAGGTCACTTGGAAATAAAACGAAATTCTAAAGTTGACCGGCAACTTCCTTCCAGAATGTCAGAAGTTCAATCGTCAACCGTAAAAAAACCATCGGTTAGATTGTCAATTGAAAAGAAATCGTTAAATACGCTTTCATCATTTTTAACAACAGTATCCGATACAAAAAAAGAACTGTTGAGAGAAACTACACAAAAATCCATGATGGACGAACGAAACATCATTGAATGATTGTTAATTGAGTAAATATTTATGGATTTTACAAGATACGAGAAATATTTATAAACTGACCGAAATGTATATTTATGCAAAAGAAATTGCGTCACTCAAAATTTAGAAATACGGGCATTCTGTTTGAATTGCTTACAAAGCAGATAACGGCCGATATTTTAGCGGGAAAAGATCGGTCGGATGCAAAGGAGTTGCTTTTCAAATATTTCCGAGAAAATACGGAATTGGGAAAGGAATGGCGACTTTACAATTTTCTGTTAACGGAAAAAATCAAAGATGAAAATCGTGCAGAAAGATACTTGACGGTCATTGTCGAACAGCGGAAAAAACTTCAAAACAGCAAGTTGGCAGAAGAAAAATACAATTTGATACGAGAGATGAAGACGTTGTATCCAATTGATGAGTTTCTAAAGGCTAGCATAAAACATTACAAAACTCTCGCATCCATATACAAGGTTTTTGAAAATTCCACGTCCCGTGAATCGAAATTTGATATATCCGAACTTTATCAGGCGAAGAATTGTATTGTAGAAACAATCGTTGATAAACCTAGAAAGACTATAACCGAATCCGACGACTTGCTTAAAGTCTATCAACAACAGACCGAAGACATTCGGCTTTTGAGTTACAAACTGTTGTTGGAAGGAATGAATAAGAAATATAGCATATTGGATGAAGATCAAAAGATCATATTAAGAGAATATATCAATAACGTTAGTAATACTAACTCGTTGGGAAATTTC